TAGAATAACCAACTCTTAAATCACTACCACTTATGCTAATTGCATCAATAGAAGAAAGCCATAATCGAGAAGAAGAACGTATTGCTCCATTTACATCTAAAGGATATGAAGGCGAAGTTGTTGAGATGCCTACGTTGCCGTTAGCTGCAATTCTCATAGGTTCAGACCAAATAATAGTACTGTCAGCAGCAGCACTTGCTGAATTTTGAAATCTAAATACATCATCATCTAAATATATTCTTGAGGATGTACCAGTTACTCTTTTCTTATCTACATTACTTGAATTAATATAATAATTATTAGCTAGTAAAGCATCCGACCCTGTAACTGATTGTCTTGATACAAGTGCAAGTGAAGAACCAACAAATAATGTTCTCCAAGTTGGTCCTGCTGTTTCAGGTACTGTTCCTATTCCTAAATCTCCTGAACTATCAATACGCATTCTTTCTGTGCCAGCTGTAGTAAAACCTAACGTGTCGGCTGCTGCAAAAAACATCCCTGTATTTGTGTCATCAGAATTTGAAAAAGTAGGATTAGCTGCTGAAGATACTGCTGACCTAATTCTTGCACCATCTGTGCCTGTTCCATCTAAAACATTTGTACTTGATTGAAAAGGATTAGTTGCGCCAAAAGTTATATTTCCTGAAAAAGTTCCATTACCAGAATTATCTAATGTAAATTGTCCAGTGGTACTATCAAAATTATTTGGTCTCAAATAAATAGTTCCAGCGCCTGTTGTTGATAAAGAGGCGGCAGTATCAGTTGATCTAAAATGTGTATTAGCAAAATAATAACCAGTTGTTGTTGTATCTCCTGTAACTGATATTCCTGTACTTGTTGTTTCAAACTTTTTAGTACCTGAATAAGAAAGTTCTACCTGTCCATTATCAACACCAACAAAATAATTTTGAGTACCAGTTGCATTAGATAATCTTATTTGATTTGAACCTCGTATTAATAAATAACCTGCTCCTGAATCAGTAATATAACTATTACTACCATCGTGATATATTTGTAAATCACTACTTGCACCATAAATGCTTTTACTACTATCTGCAAAAGTTATGTCATCGCCAGAGCTTACTGATATATCTGTTCCTCCTGTAGTATTTCCATTAGCAAGTATTTCTGCTAAAGTATCTTGACCTTCAACTAATCCATCTACATAACCTTTAGAAGCTGCATCTGTGTCAGCTACAGGCGTTACAGGTATTGTTAATTGACCTGTAAAAGATCCTGTGCCTGTAACTATTATATTGTCGCTAAACGTGGCATTTCCTGAAGTATCTACGCTAAGCCAATTTATACTTGGATTTACACCATCATAAATAAATGACTTTAAACCACCTGAAGCACCTAACTGAAAATTAAAATATTTATTAGAGTTTTGTTGTCTAATACCATTTATTACACTATCACTACCAGCGGCAGTTAAAACAATATAACTACTTGCACTAAATTGACTTGTTGAAACTGTTGTATCTACATATACGTTGCCAACATTAAGATTACCTGTAATTTCAACCCCTGTGTTTGTTGTTTCTAACTTTTTAGAATTATTGTAATATAAATCAACAGAATCATCTTTAGTAGCAACAATCATACTTTCAGCACCAGTATAAGAACGTATATTTACACTATTATCAGAATCAATATATAAATTGCCAGTACCAACTTCTCTTATAAAACTATTACTACCATCGTGATATATTTCTAAATCAGGAGTTGTTGAATCTCCAAAAGTTAATTTAGAATTATCACTAAAATTCATATTTCGATCAACTTCGTTTGGAACATCATTTGACCTACCAGCACCAAACACTTTGATCAGTCCATTACTTGCATGAGATTTAATTACTACTGCTATTTTTTGTACTAATTGATTATTAGCTGTTGGTTTAGTATTTGTAAAAGCACCATCATTGCCAACGAATAACTCATCTCCTATTGAAAAACTTGATGTATCAAAACCACTTACTGCACCCATCATAACTGCTTGACCTTCGCTTGTGCTTGTAATATCTTCATTTAATACAGCAATCCCTGGCATTAAGCTTGCTGTGTCATAATCTGCCTTTTTAACTTCAATGACATTGCCACTAGGTGGAGATGCTGTTGGTGATGCATGAACAACAGTTCCTTTAGTCAATGTTGTAGCTTCAATATTTTTAACAGTAATTTCAATTGCCTTAGCTGAGTTTACATCATCAAAATCAATCCAATTTGTTCCAGTTCCTGTTGAACTTAAAATTTGCCCACTTGTGCCAAGATCCCCATCACTATCTTTAATGCCACCAGAAACAGATAAATTCCCAGTTATATCAATACCTGTTGAAATAACAGTTAGTTTTGTACTTCCATTATATTGTAAATCAATGCCACTTAAAGAAGTTATATCTAATGTTCCACCTAATGCATTGATTTGACTTGTTCCACCATTACACAATATTCTTAAATCAAAATCATCTGAAAAAGGATTTTTTAAATCTATATATCCACCACTTGGACCACCAACCTCTATTCTACCATAACCACTAGCTGCCTCAATGTCAATGTAATCATCCACAGTTAGATTACCTGTTATATTTACATTACCTGGTAATGTTGGATTTGTAACAATTCCTACTGTTAATGTTTGACCACTCGCAGATGTTTCAATTTCATTACTTGTTCCAGCTATTGTGAATGTTTGAGAATCTAAATCAACTGACCCTGTTCCACTATCACCAGCAATGTCTAAATCCTGAGCAGTCAATTGATCATCTACATATTTTTTACTAGCTGCATGACCATCAGCTGTTGGTGTTTCAGGAATGGTTATTTGACCTGAAAAAGTTCCACCAGTAGAATCAATATCTCCTATAATTAACTTTCCTTTAACTGTCCAAGCTGCTGTTGAACTTGGTTCAACTATTCCAACACCAATATAAAATTCTGGAGTTGATACACCACTTGATGCATCATAATACATTCCAACATATTTAGTACCACTTTCTACTATTGTGCCATACCAACCTATGTCTTTTATGTTTGCAGCATTATCTTTAGCTAGTTCAATCATATTATCACCAATAGCAACAATAGTTGAATCTATTATTGTTGTAGTTCCATTAACTGTTAAATCACCCCCAACAACTAGATTATTTCCAATCTGAGCATTGCCACTTGTTTGAAATTGCACAGTTGGTGACATACCAATTCCAACACTACTTGTAGATAAATATAAAGGTGAATCATTACCCAAACCATCTGTGATTCTTTTAGGTGTTCCAGTAAGGTTGTCAGTATCAATAACTAAAAGTGAATCGTAAGTATTTTGAACTCTTTTGCCAGTTAATGTAGTACCCATAAAAATTAATTTATTACAAAAATACTAAATAAAGGTTAGTTGCTTTTTCCCTGACCTCTGTATTTTTTCTTATAACCATTCTGACCTTTTGAAGCATTTTTGGAATGTATTCCTGGTCTTTTCTTTTTGACTTTGTATTGGTGTATATATCCAGCTTTTGCCATTATTTACCTTTAATAATACGACTTGCTTTTTCAGTCGTACGCCCTCCAAAGTATGCTAATACAACAGCCATCATTACTTTTTCAAATGTATCATTCCACAATGAATTTATTTGAAAATCAATAGAATTAACTGAATCCAATATACCAGCAAAACTAAATACCACAATGCACCATATTAATACAAGTGGTCGCACATTCTTTGACAACCATGAATCACTTGCAGCATCAGCTTTCCATCTTGTGCTGATTTCTTCCATCTCTTTATTTTGCTGTTCATATATTAATGTTTGTAGTTTAATTTTATCTTCAGTAGGAATTTTTGCTTTTGTTATTTCTGCAATAGCTTCTTTAGGTGATGTAACTCCATTTAATACAGCACCTAATTGTGGTGACACTACACTAGCCGCACCAAACAATAATTTGCCAACTGTTGTTTCTTTAAACTTTTTTTTGCTCATTAATTATAAACTTTAAAATGTATAACAAATAATAATAAATATATATTTAGTTCAGCAAAATCATGAACTTCATCTATTGGATAATATTCAACTCCAAATAATAATCCATTTGGTTGTAATGCTATTCCCCAATCCATTCGCTTATTTCTTTATATTCTTCTTTAGCATTAAAACAAGGACATACTTTTTTATCTGTGAAATCATTATGACCATAAACAACAGAATCAGGAAATGAATATTTTAAATCCATCAATAAATTAAACAAAGAATCTTTTTGCTGTTCTGTTCTTGTATCAATCCACTCATTCATATCTTTGTCCATTCCACCAACATAAGCAATGCCAATACTATCTCTATTATGTCCACCAACGTGTGCACCTATTTTATTTATAGGTCTGCCCTCTTGTACTGTGCCATCTAACTTAATTAAATAATGATATCCAATATCTGACCAACCATTGCCCTTAACATGCCAATCTCTGATATCTTCAATATCAAAATTTTTAAACTCTGGTGTTGCTGTACAATGCACAATTAATTTATTAATCTTTCTCATTCAGTTGTTTTGCTTCTGTAATTGATTTTAGATGAATTTATTAAATCTTGGATTTTATTATATGATATTGATATTTTTAATGAAATACCACCATCCCATCTACCAATAACATGATTGTCTTTATAAATAAATATAGTTGGTACTGATTTTATTTGATTTCTTATAGATGGTTTTTGGTCCTCTAATAACACTTTTACTATTTTAGCACCTTTTATTTTAGATAAATCTTTATAATCATTCTTAGAATTCCAAGAACTATTAATATGTAAAATTGTGTATTCTTGACAATAGCTATTTGCAGCTACAAGAAGGACAATTAGGACAATCAGCTTTTTCATTTTTGTATGATTTCAAATAACTTTTCATCTATTTTATCTAATTTATCTGAATTTTCTTCAACTTGTTTTGCTGTGTTTTCGATTGTTTCCCTAATCAGTTGATCTTTTAAATCATATTCAGTTCTAGAGATGCTTGGTTTTGGGAGTTCCTTAGCTAATTCTATTTCTTTTGTAAGCGAAAACCACATACCAGCCAAACTTATAGCACCAGCAATAATGATTCCGATGGTTTTTAAATCCATTTGTACTTCTGTTCCTTCATTTATTTTTTGTGCCATATTAATTAACTTGTTTGTTCAACTCTATTTGATAATTCTATTATTCCCATAAAATAAGTATGATCATCTTCATCTTCTTGCACATAGTTTACACTTTCAACTGTTGAGGTATAAACCTTAAATCCATCAGAGGTTAAATCAAAATAACCAGCCGATCTAGTTCTAAGCAAAGATAAGCAACTATTTATTAATAAATTTGCATCTAAATCACCACCTTGATCACCATTAAATCTTGTAACACACTCTATTCTTGTAATACATTCTAAATTATAATTACTAGCATTCTGATCTACTTCGTTTGTGCTGACTGAATAAATCCTAATATAAGGATAAGCAGAGTTTGTAGGTATTCTATTATATACAGGTACATCAGCACTTCTTAATGTAACACTACCATTAAGTAGATTATATATTTTTTTTCTTATATGATGCATTGCTTCTCTCATGTTCTCTTTATAGTTTGAAATTTATTGTTCATTTTTTTTTCGATATCTCCAGCTGCATCTCTCATACTATTAAAAAAATATGGCTGTGGTGATTGTTTACTGGTGCCAAATTCAACAAAACCAGCATAACTCATACCAGCTTCCACATAAATGCCTTTCTTATCTCTTTCAGCAACAATACTTCTTTTTAAATCCCCTGTTTTAACAGGAACTCTGCCTTGAGCATATCTAACAGCAACAGCAGCAACATCCTGAGCAGTTTTATCAAAATCAACAGTTCCAAATTTTCTCAATCTGTTCATTTTCATTTTAAATTTTTTTTGATCTGATAAATTAGGTTTAATATTAGTTTTCATTATTGATGTGTGCCTTTTATAGTGATATATTCATTATAATCTGATTCATATAAATCATTTACTTTATAATTATGACTATATAAACCATCAATAATATTAAAACTTATATTATTATTTTCTAGTGAAGAATCACCAGAATAACCTACTGGTATTTGTAAAGCTTCATAATCTTTTTTTCTAATAATAACTTCAACCTCTTTTGTTTTTGAGGTTTTACCATTTGCATTTGTATATTCTCCAGATAAATATTTGACATAACCCCATAAAGTTTCTAAACTACCACCCGCAGTAGCTGTAAACCCACCATAACCATCAGCATTTTTTACTGAATAATAAAATGTAATACGATCTCTTAACTTGCCTGGGTTCATTAAACAAACATGTTTTTATAGCTATTTAAAATAACTCTTGTTTCACTTGGCACCATATCTCCAGATTTACCCTCAACATAATCATGTCTATTATCATAAAGTGTAACTGCAAATTGTTTTATAGCTTGTTGAAGTAATTCATCATCTAATCCTGTTGTAATATATGTAACTTTAACTTTTTCAGCTGGTCCATCTAAATCAATTGTTTCATTATCTAAACCTAAAATTGTATAACCTGTATAAGCACTTCCATTAATTGTTACAGATTCAATGCTTGATATTGGGCCAAAAGGAATGTCAAATATACCATTAGTTCCATCTAGATAATATGTTCTATTTTTTGCTACAATATCCCTAGAAATATAATTTTCACACCAAATTCTAGCTTGTTTAATTATAATACCAATAAGAGTATCATCAGCACTGTTTGAGATTCTTGCATAATCTTTAAACTCAGATGTGCTAACAATTTCAGATCCAGTTGTTGAATTAATCTTTATCTGCCTCATTTTTTGTTTCTTTAGAAATCTTTAATTCTTTAGTTTCTTTTTTTACTTTGACTTCTTTTTTAATTTGTTCACCCCAACCTTTGGAAATATATTTGCTTAAACTAGATTCTTTGATTTCTATAATCTCACCAGCTTGAATTTCTTTTCCTTCGATTAGCATGTTACATAGTAATTTAATTTTCATAACTAATTTTTTTTGTAAAGATAAAAAAAAAGTGCCACTAGGTTTGGACTAATGGCACTCAGAGAACTCAGAAAATACTATTTATGAAATAAGAGCAAAGTTATTAAAATTATTTTTAAGTTTTCCATTCTTATTTACTTTCATTGATTTTTGACCTATATTTTTGATAATAAAAAACCCTTGATATTCTTCATGCCATATAGCAAAGTAATCTACATATTTATTACTGTATGATTGATCACCAACTCTCCTTAAAGTTATTTGCATAATTCCACCATGTCTATACCTATCTTTGCCCATGTACTTAATTTGGATCTTAAACATCTTGCCATCCTTTTCTAAAATGCAATCATATTTACTTGCATCTAATAATGGCATAGACACATTGAAACCTTTTTCAATAGCTGTTGTTGCGAAAAGATACTCTGCATAGCACCCTTTCTGATTAGGTGTCATAAGATAAAGTTATAAAAAAAAAGAGGGGATATTAAATTCCCCCCTTTCCACAATAAACAAATAACACTATTATGAAAAATAGTTCTTTTTTACAATTTCTTGTATTTCGTTATATTTTTTAAGTATATATATTTTTTTAATAGGTGGTATTTTATTCCAGGTTTCTTCCCCAATAATAGAGTAAATAAAAAGGTCAGTATCATCAATAATTTCTTTATTATTCATTTTCTTTTTCGTTTGCATATAATAGTGCTGAACCTAAAAATAAGAACACTAAACCTGTTAATAAGTCATCAATAACTAACAATGATCTTATTGATAAAAACAATAATACACCCCCAGCAATATGTCCTATTTTTTTCGTGTTAATATTGTCCATTTAAATAATTTATTACTTTGTTCATCCCTACTTAGATCATCCCAATCAGGTAATAATGCTGGATGGATTAAACTTTTCTTTTTATATTCTTCTGCCTTTCTCATTCTTCTATTTACTTTTATCGCTTGATTTAATCTTTCTCTTGCTCCCATTATAAATAATCTTTATGCTGTTCTAAAACTATTTCCTCAATATCTTCAAAGTGTAATTCTAATAAAGGTGTAATGTCGATATTGTCTATTTCAATACTATGGATCTCAACATCACCAAAAGGCGCCCAAGCTTCATCAACCATGTATTCATACTTTACTACTAACTCTCTGTTGCAGTAATTGATTCCCATTAAATTTAATTTACTTTTGATCATAATTAAAATTTTAAACTAAACATTAAGGTAAAGAGTAATGCACTTATATAAACAAATGTCTTTACAAATGCATCACTCAAAATAATTTTTTCTATAATCTTTTTCATATTAAAAAAATAAATCTTGTCTAGTCACACCTAATTTTTCTAATTTCTTAACAGCTGAATCTAATCCTTTAGAAATATGCACACATCTAGAATTAAAAAATACTGACCATTCTAAGTCACTAGATAAACTTCTTCTATCTCTTTGTATGTGACCAAAGTCACTTGATTCTAGTTCAAAGAACATAGCAAAAGGAGTTGATTCAAACTCTCTATGCTCTCTGTCCATGTCTTTAATAAAATTTTTCATAATTGTTTTTTTAAATTAATTAATAGTTATGTGAACAAATTTATACTATTTTACAATACTATGCAAATATTTTTTAAAATTTAAAGAATTTTTTTAATACTACCTCATATAGAGATATAAAAAAAGGGGTGAATTAACACCCCTTAATTATTGGATTAACCTAAAAAAACTCTAATACTATGGAGTTTCTAAGCTAGTAATTGCATCAGCAAAGCTATCACCATAAACAAATGAGTTAGGTAAATAGTTAGTTAATGCAACTCTTTCAACACATCTAACAGTAACAAATCCATCTCTTACGTTAGTTCCATCTTCTCTAAAGAATTCAACAGAAACATTATCTCTAATCCAAAGTTGTGTTCCTTGTGAGAAGTTACCAAGTAAGAAAGAACCAGCAGCTAATGCTGTATTTAATACAACTGGTACACCCATAAATGTTGGCTGTAATCCAGAATATACCTGATCTTTAAGATATCTATTGTTGCTATCTTTTAAGAGTAGTATCTTATGGAAATCAGTTGGGTGAAGAATTATCTTATCCGCTTGATATTCACTTAAAGAAAGTTGGTTTAAAGCTGCAACAATTACATCAAACTCATTAGCATTGTTGATTGACTGATAAAAAGCAGCAGAAACTGACTCATCGAAATCAGCAGCATCAACAGTAATCCCTGAAAGGTTTGGAGAAGTACCATTACCATTTAAGATTTGATCATCTTCTTTAGCTAATAATTTAGCTGGTACTCTATTTGAGATATAACTAGTCAATTGAGGAGTATCAGCAAGCATTTCCTCAGAAATTCTAAGGTAAGCACCAATTTTCTCAACTGTGTTATTATCAGCAGCCATATCAAAATCAGTTTGACCTAAAGTCGCACCTTCTGCCTTAGGAGCAGAACCATCTGAATAACCAGATTCTTTAACAAATCTTACAACATCAGAAGTAGTTGATCCTTGTGGGATTAAACTTCTAATATGTACAGCTCTAGTTGGATCATATTTATATCCTGGTACTCTATCAGCTGGTACAACTTCGCCAGTAAAATCAGCATTCATTGTCATGTCTGCCTTAATTTGGAAAGATGTTGCTCTTGTCATTCCACTTCTTAGTGAATCTAAAGCACCCTCATTGATGCTTTTAATTAAGCCACCTTTAAATGACTTATCTTCTTTTTGAGAAACTAATGAATCAAAGTTCTTTTTATTAGCAACTTCAATTGCATCCATTCTCTCATTGAATTTTGTAGTTAGGTTATTGATTTCTCCTTTTAATACAGAATCAATCTCACCCTTGGCATTGTTTATTGCCTGTCCATTAGCTTTTTCAATCTTCTCATCAATGATGTTTCCTAATTGATCAAGCTGGTTTTTAACATTTTCGTCCATTTTGAATGAATTATTTTAAATTATTTAACAAATATTTATAAACATCAAACTCTTGTTTTTGTTCGACTGGCTCAGTAATTTCTTCAATTGGCTGAGTAGCATCAATGAATAAAGATTTAAGTTTGTATATTTCACTTTCAATAGCAAATCCCATTTCATCTGAGATATTGCCTTTACGAATTAACTTACAAAGATTATCATATCTTTTATATATATCACTTATCATTTGTGTTCCTTTAACATCCATAATTTTTGCCATATCATTTGCAGCTAATGTTACAGCTGAAATCTCAAAGAGTTTAACCTCTTTCAATTCTCTGTAATCACCTTTATCCTCTTTCTGAATTGGTAAAATACCAACAGAATTCTCAGTAATCACACCAGCTTTCATTAACTCAATAACATCTTTACCTAGTGAGGTCCTGGGGACCTCTGCGACAAAAACTAAACCTTTGTCATCTTCGTAAAGTTCTTTCATTTTACCAATAGGTTGCATCATATTGTGCTGATATAAGTATTTTACTCTTTCTCCATTTTCTTTAATTGTTTTTTGATAAGCACCTTTTGCAATAACATCATTGTCAGCATCTTTATTACCAAAATAAGAACCATATCCTTTTACCAAGGAGTTCTTTTCATCATAATCAGATAACTCACCCAATGGTGCTGCTTTATATAGAAAATTCATAATTATAATTTTTTACAAAAATAGTAAATATATTTTACTGAAATGGCAACGTGCTTTCCACATCTTCTGGAAATGGAATCATTGAGCATCTGCAATTTATAACATTCATTCCAGAACCTTCACCTGGTCGCATCATTTGTTCACCACCTACCAAAAAAGGTTTGTCAAAATCTACAATTTGATTGTGAGCATTCTGATGCCATTCTCTAGTTTTAGAATCAAAGAAAGTAACCCATTGTTTCTTCATCTTTCTACCTGCATAAACTTGCAATGCACTTTGTTCAACTCCATAACTTGCACCTCTTAATGATTCTGTCCTAACCAATCTTAATGCTTGATGCCTTGAATATTGTTTGAATTTAGATCTTAAAATTCTTGCTCTTTCCTCAGCACCTAAAATAACAAAATCAGGGTCCCTGTATAATTTTTGGATTACTTGCATTAAACTCTTTTTAGCTGTGCCACTTACTAAAGTAACATTTTGAGCAGCTACTTGACTAGCATAATAACTAAATGCAGCTTGCCAAGTTCTTGTATATTGTTTTGGAGATTTCTTTTCTTGATATTTTTCGGAGTTTCTAAAATACCAAACAGCAAACCTCATACAAACTTCATTATAAATGTCTTTATATATTTTTTGAAACATATCAATATTAAAAACATCTTGATAATTTATATTACCTGTGTCTATATATGTTTGAACACCTTTTGAATATTCTTTAAAATAAGCACTTGTCACTTTTGGTAATAACTTTCTTTCTGCAATACTTAATTGTTTATCATAATCATCTCTCCATCTATCAACAATATTCTTGTTTAATTTCTTTACAGATTTATTACTTTCATATTGACTATAACAAAAAGCCAACCTTTGATCAGTATCAGGAAAATCAGTTCTTGCTTCTGTATCTAACATGCATCTTGTTAGAAAATCTTGTTGTGTTTCGTTTGCTCTTGGTGTTGGCATTATTCATTATTTCTTATTGATTCCATTTTCTTAATTGCCCAATTAACACCACTTGTGCCACCCCATAAATTCCAAGCAACATAACCTCTATCTTTCCAAGGTTCATCTTTATATTTAGGATCAACAGTTGCATTCTTTCTATGTCTGTTAAATGCAGCCATTCTGCCAACAGTTTCTGCTGAAAGTTTTTCACGATTAGCTAATTGACTGGCCCTCTGCCATCCAACAGCTGTGCCACCTTTGACCTCATCTCTGCCATATTTTTCTCTCCATTCAATCATTCTTTTAGCATTATTCGTTGCACTTTGTGGATAATCATCATACCCTTCTTGCTTTTGTTCTTTTTTAGAACTCATTGGATGGTCCTCTGGTAATAAATCTGTGTCGTGTTTTCCTGATCTAAACTTGCCATTCTTTAAAGCATAAAGGAAAGAATTAACTCTAGCCATTGCCCATTGGTCCGCATTACTTACTGATGGCCTTACGCTATCTGGGTTTGTATTAAATGCACCAATACCTCTAACAAATACTTTTTTTAAAGTACTTAATGATGTCTTTTTAGATGCAGCATTAACACTTGCATTATGATCAGCTACTTTTTTTTTTAATGCTTTTTCAACTCTTGCAGAAACCTCAGCTTTATTATTTTTCATTGCTTCTTCATATTCTTCATGAGAATCAAAAGGCATATATAACACATCACCATTTACATTAACTTCATGAGATCCAGAACCACCCAATTCATTTGCTCTTTCTTCTGCTTCTTCTCTTGTAGTGAAATAATCAGGCATTCCAACTATTTCATATTTAACTAACATTTTATTTATATCATCTTCTAAATCATCTTCAATATCATCTTCAATATCATCTTCTGGTTTAGGTGGCATTGGTTCTGGCATTTCTATTTCATCACCACTTATAGGTAATAAATTAGCTGGAACATAATAATCATTCAATGCATCATTTTCTTCCTCAGCAAAACTCATTGCTGCTCTTTTCTCATTTGGAGTAATCCACCATGCAGCTGACATCTGAGAAACAACTTTGTCCATTTCTTCTTGCAGTTCTGGAATAACACTAAAATCAAAGTCAATGTATATTTTCTCACCAAATTTAGGCGATAACCATCTATTTAACTCATCTCTTATTTTAAGCATCTCAGGAATAACAGCATTTTGATACAATGCTTTCTTAGCTTCTTTCTGATTATTATAAGTGCTGGAATCTGTATTATTAAGTAATTGAACAGGCACATTATAGATATTACATAAATCTTTTATAGATGCATTATATTGCTCAATCAAAGATAAATCAGAAGCATTTAATCCAAAGTTTACCCAACTTAATTTTTTAGGTGTTATGATAACATCTCCAGCATTGTTGCTTCCTTGGAAGTTTTGTCTAAACTTATCTTTTAATTGTTGTGCTTGGACCTCGTTCAAATCTCCTTCCTCTGACATCAAGACCCCTCTTGCTGTTTGGTTCTGTAAATATTTAACACCTGTTTCAATAGCTTCATTGTTTGTTGTCATTGATCTTAAACCAGCTCTTAAAGGTGATTGACCATATAAATGTGAACCAGTACCATCATAATAAGGATTAAAATCTTTTATGTGACAAATCTCCTCAGCTGGAATTCTATAAGAACCATTATATTCAATCTGATATTCCTTAACAGGTTGAAACATACCTCCAGAAATAATTTCCATTATCTGGCTTGGCATTACATATAATTCTTTAAATTTTCCAATATTGTTTCCAGTTTCAGGTGCAATGCCGTATATATACCTATTACCTGTTAATTTACCAAACGCAACTACTTCACTTATCCAGCTTGCATATGACTGTGCTGGATTTGGTCTTTCCATTAATTCATGTAATTCAGTATGATCTAATTCAACCAATGCATGTTTTTTTAATTGTTGTGATTTAAATAATACACTTTGATCATAAGTTCCGCTTGTCATTGCTTTATATCTCTTTAAATCATTTTCATTTTTCTTTTCATAAATACATAAAGGAATTGTTGATGCTGACTTAGATATAAGATTTATTATTGAGTATATTGTTGCATTTTTTCTATATCCTTCATTAATGTAAGTTTCATCATTTTCAGGATTCCACAATATGCTTTCACCTAACCAATTATAAATTGCTTGATTATATTCTTTAGCTGTTTGTTGTGTATTTTTTGTTAATAGATTTCTAAATCTGTCAAACCATGATGCCATTGAGTAAATTTTTTTGTAAAAATACAAAATAATAAATTCTTATATTATACGACAAAAAAATCATTCCTGTTTTTATATTTAGAATAAACTGCATATCTCAAGGCATCCATCAAATGATTATTCTTATCAACTGGTTTATTAATGATTGTGCCATCTTTTAATTGCTCATATAAATATGATTGTTGTTCTTTTTGTAAGTTCTTAGATTCTATCGAACCTATTATATCAAACTCTTTTAATAATGATATACCAGCATTGATTGACCCTTGACCTTTAATTGCTGGCTTTGCCCAAATATCCATTTGTCTTAGTTCTTCTCCACTCTTTGGCTCTGCTGAATCATAATAGCACAGATATTGACTATAATTATTTGATTTAAGAAATTGAGCAATATCTCTATTGGTCATGCCTTTTTTATAACATAATTCATGGACATATATTTTATCATTCTTTTTACCAGCTAATATAATAGCACAGCTATCCTGAGAAAATCCAAAGTCAATGCCAATAGACCAATCTTCTAATTCAGGAAATTCATCATAAGGAATATATTGCCAATCTCTAAAAATTTGTCTTTCACTAAATACAGCCCTTTGGCCCTCACCATATACTCTCCAATAATCTGGATCTTTAGTTTTTAATCTTTCAATCTCTTGTACTAATTCTTTAGGCAAAAATTTATTGTCTTTGTAAGTAGATAAAAACAAATCAGCATCATCTCTTTCAGCTAAATCATAAATCCAATGAACAGGATCTGATGGGTTGAAATCAATCAATACTGTTTTTCTGCATCTCATTGCTATTTGTCTAAACTCATCTCTTTCTAATTCGTTGCCCTCATTTAACCAGGCCAAGTCATGAGATACACCTCGGATTTTTTGCTGGTCATCCGCTGAAAAAAAGAGAATTCTATGGCCATTGTATTCAAAAGTATTTTCTGCCTTATTAAACACTCCTTGCCAATATATACCAATATCCTTGGAAATCTTGAGAAAATCCCTTAGAACTGACCTTTTCAATGCTGGTAGGGTTTTTCTTATAATGCTTATAACCAATGGTTCTTCACTTGTTGTAATTAAATACAATACATATTGCATTAATGAATATGTTTTACCTGATCTAGAACCACCTTGAAATATCTTCAATCTTTTGTTGGATTCTAATGCTTCGTAAAACTGTTTATTGCAATATTGTTCTATTCTTTCTCTTTGGCTGGTTTCCATTCAATCAGTTTGCTTTTAATGTCTGCATCATGTTTGATTTCTTGCCTTTCAACATAACCCCTTTTCTTTCCTTTAGTTTTGCAATAAAATATAATGCTAGTAGTGTCACCATCTTTTATTTTTTCATGTAGTTTGGATTCAACAAAATCTAATGTCTGATCACTTACATCATCAACAGCTTTTTTAAATTCGATGTCTGAGTTATACCATTCATAGTAAGTGGACCTAGCTATCCCAGCTTGTTTACAAGCAGCTGTAACAATACCTAAATTACTTTCTAAGGCAGATATTAGTTTCTTTTTTATACTGTCTGATTTGTCCGATTTCATACCACAAATTTAAACAAAAAAAAAGGTGGTTGAAAAAACCACCTATGAAAACAAATAAAACTTATATTTTAAAATATGTAAAGTATTATAATTTTATTAATCTTTTTTCAAATTCAACATTCATTATATTAATTCTAGAAAAAGTTTCTTTAACACAATCATCTATGCTTTTAGAATCAACAACAATTCCTAAATTGTTTTGAAAGCTGTTAAATCTAGTTTCACACTTAAATATTTTACTTTTTTTAATATTTTTTATGTTTTTTCTTTACTACCTCTGTAAAAATGATAGTTTAATTCCCAAATTTTTTCTGATGCAATTTTCTGGTCTTTATAAGTTTTCGGAGATCTTGTTATTTTTCCATTGTTATCGACTTCAACATAAACATCCTTTCTGTATTGAATTGGCACAATATATATCTTAATACCATTAGCTAAACACCAGGACTTAGCTTTAAGGTTTTCCATGTGGTCCACTATATGCCTCTATATATTAATTTTAAATCTTCGTGTTGTTTTTTCATACTTTCTATATGCATTGCAAATCCTAATAATAAATAATTAATAGCATCAGCATATCTGCTCATTATTGGTTCAGCTTGATGCATTTCAGGATTACTTGCATGGCTTAAAATAGCTTGAATATGTTTATCTAAAAACACTCCCCAAACTTCTTGAGGATTTAATTTTAATCTCTTTGCTGTTGATTTAAAATTGTGCAATACATCAGCATCATTGTTGGTGTATTCAGGTTGCTTTTGATTCATGATTTCTTGACAAACATTCAAGAGTTCATTTTTTAATTGATTGTATTCTTTATGGTCCATAATTAAAATAATTCTGTTTGATTAATATTTTCTTTTTGTTTTATACCTATAACAGTATTTAATATTGTTTTACCTGCTTCATAATCAACCATGTTTCTACCTATTTTATCAATTCTTTGTTTCCCCTTATATTTTCTTAAATCATATTGATGAAATTCAGATAGCTTGCTAACTTCATCTATACCTTGACAAACAGGAAAATATCTCTTACTTAATTCTTTAGGTAATAAGAAATTACACCAATATAAATGTCTATTTCTTTTTTGTGCTGCAATTAATGGTTCGTAATATGGTATAACATTTTCAACACAATATTTACCATCATAATAATTTTTTAAAAAAATAATTTCTTGATATAATTTTAAATCAAAATAACAGGGTTTTGTTTTAGTATTAATACTTTTGCTATTCCAAAATCTTGCTCTAGAATGTGTTGGACATGGTGGGGATGACCAAATAAAATCAAATTCTTTATAATGATCTAATAAAT